CTCGTCGGATGTGCCGTCGAGAGCCGTCAGCACCGCACCGAGAGACTCGTATGCGGTGCGGATCGCGTTCTCGTTCTTGGCCGACAGCACGCGGCCAGCTTTGATGTTCCCCGCCATCCGCTCGGCGAGGTCGGCGGCCTGCTTCACCGCCAGGATCTCGGTCTCCTGATTCGCCCCCACCGTCACCACCGACACCTCGTACAGCTTGAGGTCCCGCAGCTCGTAGACGTCGTCCTCGTCATCACCTTTGACCATCGCCCCGTCGAGCACGTCGTAGGCGAAGCTCATCTGGTTGATGCGGCGGCCCTTGAGCATCCGGTAGGTCTGCTTGGCCTTCGGGTTCTCCAAGTCGAGCTGGGCGGTGACCTTCAGCCCGACCTCGTCCTCTTCGGCGGAGACGAGGTGGCCGATGTTGTAGTCCGGGTCGCTCATGTTGTGCCCGAACAGCAGCGGGATGGGGTTGCCGGACTTCTCCCAGCGGGCCAGGTCGTTGGCGAACGCGCCCGGGGCGACCACATCGCCGTAGGAGTCGACGTTGCCGAACACGCTGGCGTAGGCGGTGAACTGGCCCTCGGCCAGCCCGTCGTCGGGTCCGGCCTTCAGGTCGATCGCGGGCTGGTTCTTGGTCAGCATCAGATCTCCTCGTGCTAGGCCGGCGGCTCGTCAGCCGGCGCGGCCGGGATGGGCTCGTCGTCACCGTTGGCGGTGACGTTGAGCGGTCGGATGAGGTCGTCCCCGCCGTCGACCGGCGGGCGGTTGTCCAGGGCGCGGGCCTCGTTGACGGTCATCACCGGCCCGCCCACCGCCTTCGAGATCGCCTCGGCGCGTTCCTCGAACGAACCGGTCAGCTTCTCCCGCAGGTTGAACTCGACGTAGAACCGGTCGGCGTCGGGCTCGAAGTCGGGCAGCAGCTGCAGCGCGATCTCCTCGGAGATCATCGACAGCCACGGCCCCAGCGTGTCCTGGTACAACATCTTGTGCTGCTCGGTGATGTTGGAGAACGTGGCGTGGTCGAGGATGCCCAGCATCGGCGGCGGCACGAAATACGCGGCGGCCACTTCCTCGCGGGTCAACTTGCGGGCCTCGATGTACTGCAAATCCTTCGCGGTCTGGCTGACCGGCTTAAAGGTCATGCCGTCCTCGAGGATCGGGGTGCCGCCCGCGCCCGGCCCCGACCCGGCGTACTGGGCTTGCCAGGCGGTGCGGAACCGCTCCCGGGCCACCTCCGACCACTCCGGGGCGTCCTTCGGGCGCTCCAGATAGCCCGACATCCGCGCCCCGTTGCGCATCACCTGCTCACGCATCTCGGTGGCGGCGAACTCCTCCCGCAGGGTGCGGCGCAAAGCCTCCAAAGGGCTGATCCCGGAATCCTTATCGAGGCCATAGCCGCGGAAATACACCATCTGATCGGCCGGAACCACCCGCACACCGGAGTTGCCGTCGATCTTGAACCCCGCCGGGGTCAACCAGTCATCCCCGTCGATAGTCACGATCTGCGGCGGAATCCGCACCAACCCCACCGACTGATCCCCACCGAACCGGGTTTTCAACCAGTAGGCGTTGTCGTAGATAGCGAAATCATGTACCAGGGCGTTGATGAACCGGTAGCGGGTCGTCCACGGGTTCGGCCGGCGCAGCAACCGGGCCAAAGGGTGATCCTGCAGCCGCTGACGGTCAGCATCCCCCACCCGCTCGAACAGATGCAAACCGAGCTGGGCGATGTTGCGGGCCAGGAACGTCACCACCGTGCGCACCGACTCCTGGGTGCGCCAGATCGTGGCGTAATCCGCCGAATACGTGGAGGACAGCAGGATTCGGGACGGGGTGGTGATGCGGTGGCGCGACAGGGCTTCTATCGAGCCGGCGGTGGCGACGAAGGGCACCTAGCACCGCCTCTCAAACGTTGCACGAAGTCAATGTTCGTGCGTTCGATGAGCACCTCGCCGTCGGCGGGTGCCGGATCAGATCCTGGGGAGTGCACCGTCGCGCCGCGCAGGATCACCGCGCGGCCGTTCTCCCATGCGCACACACCCGACACCGCGTTACCGGAGACCAGGTTGACCACCACCGAGGCGCCGACGATCTTGAGCTGGGAGCTAAACAACGAGCAGTCCTTTGTCCTCGTAGGCTGAGCGGCGCAGCGGGGCGGCGGTCTCCGTCGCCCACACCGCACCGATGAACGCCTTCAACGGGGCGGCGTCGGTCGGGCTGGACGCCAAGTCGATCACCCACGCACCCTGGGAAAGCACCTTCACCGACGCCGAGGTGGCCGCAGCGTCCAAACCCGGGTGGGCCAGATGCCGGATGCGGCGCTTGTCCAGCCGGTCGAACACGATCCCGGTCGCCGAGCCCAGATCCGGGCCGGCCCAGGCGATCACCGGCAGGTTCGCCGGCGCGCCCTCGGCGGTGACCGCGTTGGCGATGTCGTCGATCAGGGAAGTCTCCGGGGCGCCGTTGGACTGAATCACAATCCCTGAATAGCTGTCGCGGTTGTCGATCAGCCACGGGATCACCCAGTCAGTGCCCGCACGGTCGGCGGCGATACCGGCCACCGGGTTGCCGTCGGCGTCCCGAGCGGCGCGGGCGATGTAACACTTGCCGCGATTCCATGACACGGCCAAACACACGAAGCGGGGGGTGTCCTGCGCGGGTCTGGCGTCGTTGTCCAAGGTTTCCCGCCACGAACCCTCGGGGAACGGGCCGGACTCGGCCATCGACACCCACCGGCACAACACCTCGATCTCGAACTGGCTCGGCGGGTTGGTGCGCAACGCCGCCGCGATCGCCCGCTCCGTCACACAGTTCTCGACGATGTCGGTGTGATTCATCGACGGGTTGGCCTGCGCCCACGCCCCCCGGTCGGTGCGCTTCGCCGACGGGGACGCCGACCACTCGAACCAGCCCAGCACCTGCTCGTCGGCGGTCTGATCCAGATACTCCTGCATCTCCTCATCAAGGCCTTCGAGGATCTCGGCGTCGCCGTCACCATCCGGCCAGCCCAGCTCGCGGTGGGCCTGGGCGCGCAAATACCGCAGCACCGTCGACAGCGCGTCCCCGGCGTTGGAGAACGCCCACGCCTGCGCCTTCGGGCGGGCGTTCATCGTGTTTGTCACTGCTGACCACGAATCCCACGTCTGATGCTCGCGCAGCTCATCCAGCAGGATCAGGTCACCGGAGAATCCGCGGCCGCCGCGGCGGGACGCCGCAGCCACCCGGTACTGGCAGCCGGTCACCAGCCGCATCACCTTGGGATGGCCCAACGACACTTTCTCGATCAGCTCTTCGAGTTCCTCGTCGGACTGCGCCCACTCCACCGCTTCGGCCCACGCTTTCTCGGCGTTGGCCAGATCCTGGGCGGTGCCGATCACCGTCGGGCTGTCGAGGGCGTAGATGTGCCACAGCGCCAGGATCAGCATCAGCAGGGTCTTGCCATTCTGCCGGGCCACGTTGACCACCACGAACCGGTAGCGGTAGGCGCCGGTCTCATCCAGCTCCAGGGCGTGGATCAGCAGCCACCGCTGCCACGGGAACAGATTGACCCCGAGCACATCCTCGGCGAACGCGATCGCCGCAAACCCGTGCGTCGTCTCCGGGGTCAACTCACGCTTCGGCGGGGTAAAGATCCGCGGCTGCTCACAGCCAACAATCACCCGGTCGCCTTCGCAGACGAAGTCATCGACCGCACCGAGGCCAGCTTCGACCGGCGGGCATCCGCGCCACGCCGCAGCTTGTCCAACGTCTCCGACAGCCGATGCGCGGCACTGGGGTGCTGGGCGATCGCCAACGGCGAATCCAACACCCGCGCCAACGCGATGGCCACCTCGACCAAACCCTGCCGGGTCGCGGCCGTCGATAATCCGCCAATTTCAGCCAAGACGCCGGCCTCGACCCGGCCCGGCTCATGCTCGGCCGGCGCCGACGCAGTCGGCAGCGCAGTGACCGTCGCCCGAGACGGTTTGGTGTGCTTGGCGGCCAGCATCTTCTGCCGGCGCGCCTTGTCGTAGTCGCGGCTGGCCTGCTTGCACTCATCGCAGCGGCAGCCGGTGTTGTAGCGGGTGCGGGTGCCGTGTTGGGACGCCATCAGCGGCCCTCCTCCGGTCCTAACTGTGGAAATCGAGTGATGTTTGCCAAAGTTCCCTACCGCCGGCAGGGTCGGTCCGGCGGCAGCCTGTGGAGAGTGAAACCCCCCTTACCAGGGGTTTTACCCAATGAGGGCAAGCTGATCGCCAGCTCCGAAGTGTGACTTCTTCGAGTTGCACTGCAAATGAGCGCATTGCGTGTTCAGGTAGGTGTGCCCACCGCCGAGTGCCATCGGGACAACGTGGTCCAGACTCGCGCTCAAGGGGTGCGGATGCTTCAGTCGCTTATCGACACGCTTTTGACAGATGCCGCACTTCCATCCGTCCCGCTCGAACACGCGCGAGCGCTTGACGGGTTCGTAATCGACGCCGTAGTGCCTAGCCCGCTGGCGGTGATTGTTCAACGAGCGGTAGTCAGGGTTGCGTCGCTGATCTTTTTTTCGTTGCCGGGCTCTGGCATCCCTGCAGTCAACACATAGTGACGCAGGGTTGAAATACCCCAGCGGCTCTGCACATTGTCGACACTGTTTATTGCGAGATCCGGCTCTGATCGCTTGCGCTTCTTTGGAGCAGTGCTCTGTGCAGTACTTGCGGCCCGGCTTACAGATCCACTTGCCGCAAAGGCACAACCGCCAATCCAACCTTGATTGAGGGGCCTTTTTTTCGCGCACTGGCCTGCATTTGTCTGAGCAGTAGATGCGACCAGTGGTCGTAACAAATTTATTTGAACAAGTTCGACAGATTACATGGCGGCCACTTCGGCTATGTTTATGCTTCTTGCAATACATTCCCACGGGTCCTCTTGTGCGAGTTACCCATTGAGCGCAAACCACACAAGCCCATCCCGGTGGAAGTTCTTTTGAGTCGCCCCTCGACAGTGATCGGCACGGCCTGCAAGTGTATCTGCCCTCGGGAAGTGAACCTGCGCCAGGTCTCTTCTTTTTTCCGCAAAGACGACAAGCCACTAGCAATTTAGATTCTCCCGGTAAGGCGAGCAGCCTCACGCCGGGAGACGTGAGGCTGCTCTAACCCTGGGGATCAGCCAGGGCTGGATTTCTTTTTGTTACGTGCGCGGCTACCAGTCGGGGTTGACCCACGGCCCGGTGACGACCGGGCGGGAGCCTCGCGATCTATTACATGCGCTATGCGATGCCATCAGATTTGACGGCATGTAGGCCAGGTGCGGGTGGGTCTCGACGGGCAGGCGATGGTCGGCCTCGAACGCTGACTCGGTCTGCGATCGGGCGGTGTAGTCGATCTTCTGACCGCACAACCAGCACGGCGCGTCAACGCGGGCGCAGCGTGTGCGGAACTCTGCGGCGACCTTGCGCCAGCGGTATCCGCCGCGGTTCTTGTTGGCGGTCACCGAGGCACCTAGACCGTTTCGGCGGGCTCCTCGCCCTCGCCCGGCTCGCCCTCGCCCGGCTCGCCCTCGACCGGCTCGCCCTCGCCCGGCTCGCCCTCGACCGGCTCAGCCTCGACCGCATCGGGGACGATGTCGTCGAGAGCCTGGGCGGCCGCCACCAGCTCGGTGACGTCGACGACGTCAGCCAGCTCCTTCTCGGCCAGCTGGATCTGCAGGTCGTTGATGAGCGAGCGCACCTCGGCGGTGCCTTTTCGGATCTGGACGACGGCGGCGTCGATGCTTTCCTGGGTCATGATGGTGACCTTCCCGAGGTGGTGGTTGAACAGCAGGATGTAGGCCAGTGCGGCCAGGGTGGCCGACTGTAAAGCGAAGAAAAGCGTCACGGTTGACCCCCTGGGAACGGGGCGCAGAATGCGGAATAGCCGCTGGTTGCGGCGGATTTTGGCATGGGAGTATCACTCCAAGATCGAAGTATATGCAGGTCAGAGCGTTGCGTCAAGTTAATGGCCTGACTCGGGCGTCGGGCACGCACACCGTGGCCCGAGGGTCGATCATCGGGGTGACCCCGCCAAGGTCGGCCAAGGGGTCGGTTTCGACGATGCAGGTGCACCAGCCCCGGGCCTGACGCACGATCTCCCCGCGCAGCTGCAGTCCCCACACGTCGACGATGACGTCGTCGCCGGGCTGGTAGCGGCTCACGGGTGCACCGTTTCGGGTTGGTCGGCGACGCGCAGCCGGCGGGCTGCGGTCAGGGAGAACACTCGGGCGTCCCCTCGTTGGATCTGGCGGGGCACGATCCGGCCGGCGTGCACGTATCCGCGGGGTTTGATGCGGCCGTCGCGCAGCCAGGCGTAGAACCTGACCCGGGAGACGGGCTCGCCGAGGCTGTCGAGGGTTTCCAGCAGATGCGATTCGGGCAGCAGGTCGCGGCGGTGGATGGTTTCCATGAGCTGTTCGCGGGGGTACAGCCAGGTTTTGCAGCGCGGGCATTGGATGCGTTCGTCGAGGTTGTCGCGGTTGGCGTAGAGGTCGTGTCCGCATTCGATGTCGCGGCCGCGGCGGTCGTGACCGCGGACGGTGGTGCAGGGGCCGACGTAGCAGCGCAGGTTGCGGTTGATGGCGCGGATGAGGGCGTCGCGGGTGTTGTGGATTTCGCGCATGGTGTCCCCTGCGCTGTCGGTGGCGGCGATGGCGGTGTGGTGGCGGGATAGCCATTCGGCCATCCAGGGGGTGGTCCACGATCGGTCGGGGGGTGCTTGGCCGACGTTTTCGCACAGGTCTCGCACGATGGTGCCCAGGGTGGTGCGGATGTTGCGGGCCAGTTCCATGGCGCCGAGGTTGATCGGCGAGGGGTTGGGGTTGGCGCCGCCGGCGATGCCGAGGTTGAGCTTGTCCTGGCGGCCGACGGTGATGTCGAGCTGCACGAGCAGCCAGGGCAGTTCGTCGAGGGTGGTGTGTAGTTCGCGTTGGCAGAGGGCGCACAGGTACAGGTCGGTGTCGCGGCGGCAGTTGCGGCAGTCGGTCATCGGTATTCCCACTCGGTGACGTAGCGGGTGAGGGTGCCGACTTGGTCGGTGCGGAGTTTGAGTTCGTCGATGATGGCGTCGGCCATGGTTTCGGGGGTGACCCATCCGCGGGTTCGCATTTGGGCGCTGAGGACGGCGGCGATGCGGTCGCGGGCGGTCATCGGGTGCCTCGCAGGCAGGCTGTGGTGTGGGGGATGCCGCAGCGCCGGCAGTAGGCGGGTTTGGTGCGGGGCAGGGCGCGGCGTTCGGCGGCGGTGAGGCCGCCCCAGATGCCGAAGGGCTCGTTGTGGTCCAGGGCGGTCTGGAGGCATTGTTGGGCGACGTCGCATTGCCGGCAGATGAGGATGGCCATGCGGGAGACGGCGGTGGCGCCGCGGTCGTTGGGGAACCACCATTCGGGGTCCATGTCGCGGCACATGGCTTGCTCGTACCATTCCGGGGTTGTCATGGCGTCTCCTCGGGGTTGCGGGGTAGGAGTGCGGCTTGGGCTGAGAGCCGTCGGAGGGCGTCGATGAGTTCGGCTAGCGGCTGGTCTTGGGGGTGGCGGGTGTGTTGTTCGTGGGCGATTTTGATGGCGGCGCCGATGCCGAGCCGGTAGGCGTCGTCGATGGCTTCGCGGACGACGCGGCTGATGTTGGCGAACTCTTGGTCGTTCATCCGGCCTCCCGCAGCATCCAGGCGAGGTCGGCGAGGGTCATGGTGACCCATTGGTCGGCGGGGTCGGCTCGGCCGTGGCGTTTGTGGACGATCAGGCCGAGGGCGGCGTCGTCGTGGCCGGCTTGGAGGTGGGCTTCGGCGATCCAGCTGGGGAGGTCGAGTCGTGCCCGGTCTTTGCATTCGATGACGACGCGGTGGCCGAGGTAGCGCACTCCGGCGATGTCGCCTTTGTCGGCGGCGCCGGTTTTGACGCGGCGGTCGATGCGGTCGTCGACGGTGTGGGCGAGGTAGTCGGCGACGAGGCGTTCGAAGCGGGTTCCGGCTTGTTTGGCGCTGGCTCGGGTGCGGGTCATCAGAAGGGCACCTCCTGGGCGTGGCGGCTGCGTTGGGTGTGGGGGATGCGGGTGGGGGTGCGTTCGGGGATGGTTTGGTTGATGCAGGGTTGGCCGCGGTCGGCGTGGCAGTAGGGGCAGGGGACGGTGAGGGCGATGGTGTGGAGTTCGGTGTCGTTGAGGGGTAGTTGGGTGTCGGTGTCGGGGTGGTCGCCGTAGCGGTCAGGCATGGTTGACCGCCGTGCGCGTAGCGCCGGCGGGCGCTGGGGTGATCCATCGGGGGGAGTTTGGTGGCTTTTTTTCGCGCGCGTTTGCCAACGTAACTAGACCTACGTTTAGTAAGTAGTTCTCCGTTAGTACGTACGTACGTCCGTGCACATGCTCTGAGCAATGCTTGAAGCAATGCTTGAAGCAATGCTTGGAAGCAATGCTTGATGGATGCTCAAACACTCTTGAGGCCTGCCTTCCTGGCGTTGTCCCAGCGGACGGCTGCACCCTTCTGGGCGCGTTCCCGGCGGCGGCGGGATTCCTCGTCAGAGATCTGGAACTCGTCCCAGCCGTTAATCGCCCAGCCGCCCTTCACCGGTATCCATAACCCCACGTCGACCAGGTGATTGGCGTCCTGGCGGGTCGCGTGGATGAACACCAGAGCGGTGACGGGGATGAACCCGTCGGTGCCGTGGGCGCCGGCGTAGGCCAGGGCGCAGACGTAGGCGAATGCGGCTTTGTGGCGTTTGGCGTCGACGAGTTCGAGGATCTTGGGGTTGGTGCCGATCTGGGTGTCCAACCTGACCCACGGCAACGGCATTACAGCTCGGCCATATCATCGAACAGGGCGGCCTCCGTGACGAGTTTGTCGCTGTCGACGGCCGCGAGATTGCGCTTCGCCTGCTCAAAATAGGACGGTTTTAGCTCTGCTCCGATGCCGAATCGGCCCATTCTGACCGCTGAGTACACCTCGGAGCCGACTCCCATGAACGGAGTTAGGACACGTTCGCCGGGTCGAGATCTCAGGTCGAGGAACCGCTCGATGACGTCGAGCTGTAGCGGGTGGACATGTTTCTCATCGTCCTCATCGCGGGCGTCGCGGAACGGTAGAACGCGGTCGAGGCGAACATCGTCCCAGACCGAGCTGGCGTAGCGGCGCCAGATCCAGTGTGAGTACTTGTTGAGCTTCTGGTCGCCGTCGTATCCGCGGAAGCGCAGCAGGTCGCCGGGTATGGGCTCAGAGCCGGCGTAGCCATTCATGAGTCCGTAGGGGTGGTCGATGGGCTCGGCGTCGCCGGGCTTACGGAAGACGAGGAGCTCGTCGGCGGCCGCGACGCCACCAAAGGAAGCGTTCTCGCAGATAGTGCGGTGCGCGAGGTTCTTCGCCATCGTTCGATTGCGAACCGCGAGCGGCTCTTTCCAGATGACGTGTCGGGCGATGAACAGCCAGCCAGCGGCCTGGTGGGCGCGGATAACGTCGCCAGGGAAGTCGGTGTAGGCGTCCTTGCCGCTATTGCCCGTCGGGACCAGCGCAGCGTGAACGCCCGAGAGGCGGCCGGGGATGGTGACGCGATACTTCTCTCGGATGACATACCCGTAGTGCTCAAAGAACTCGGCGTAGTCGCGCGCGTTGGATAGATCCCGGTCGTCGCTTGAGTATTGGTAGAGCCCCGAGAAGGGTGGGCTGTAAATGCTGGCGTGGATGCTCTGGTCGGGGATCGCGGCCAGGACGTCCATGCAATCGGCGTTATAGATCGCCCAGCGGTCGGTGATGTGCTGCTCTAGGACGCCAGCCATGCGGGAACCTCCAGGGGGGTGTTGTAGCGGTGTGCGTCGATGGCTCGGGCGTGGTTCATGTGCTCAACCAACGCGGTAAACATGCGGTCGGCGGCGTCAGCTTTTCGCTGCAAATTGGCCAGGACTCTAGATCCACCTTCGGTTGTGATGACATCGACGGTTACCTCGTTGCGTTGGCCGAATCGCCAGCATCGGCGTATCGCCTGATACCACTGCTCGTACGAGTGACTTGGAAAGTAGGTCATGCGGTGGCAGTGCTGCCAGTTGAGGCCCCAGGCCCCGATCGCGGGCTTGGTGACGAGGGTCGAGATCTCGCCCCGCGTGAACGCGGCCAGCTTCTCTTCTTTGGCCTCGGGGCTCTCTGATCCGGCCACCTCGACGGCGCCTGGGATGAGCTCGGCCAGTAGCGAAGACTCGTCGTTGAGGTGGCACCAGGCGACCGAGATCTCAGCGTCGGAGATGGCGGCCGCAGCTGCTTCGCAGCGCTCGCGCAGGGTGCGACGGTTTTCTTCGCGTTCTTCGCGTAGGCCGTGCGCGGGTACATCGAACAGCGTTCCCTCGGCGGGCCGGGCCGCGTCGACTTTGGTCTCGTTGACGACCAGGGCGGGCAGGTGGTGGTGATCGTCGCTGTATCCGTAGTCCGAGGGTTTACGCATCGCTCTAGCCCAGGACGAGACCCACCGCCAGAACGGCTCCTCGGCGTGGCCTTTGAGCCGCCAGTCGATGGCTTTGCCGCCCATATCTCGCCCGCGCGAGCTGACCGACCGCTGATCATTGACGAAGAACCTGGTCAGCATGTCCATATAGCCCAGGTATCCCAATGCCTCGCTGGATGTGCCCAGCTCGATGTAGTCATTGGGCGCGGCGGTTGCCGTGCCGAGCAACCTGTACTGAATGCGGCGCATGAACTCGGTGACCTCGGCCCGGCGGGTGCCGTCAAAGGCTTTGATCGCCGAGGACTCGTCGCAGACGACGCCGCCGAACTTCGCCCAGTCGAACTTCTCCAGCTGCTCGTAGTTGGTGATCGTGATGGGCGCGGGGATTCTGCCGTCGCGGGATAGCGCCGCGTCGTGACCGAACTTGTCGGCCTCGGTAGCTATCTGGAACCCGACCGCCAGTGGAGTCAGGAACAGGACCGGCTTGCCGGTGTGCTTGTGGATCTGATCGGCCCAAGCCAACGCCATCGGCGTCTTGCCGAGGCCGCAGTCGGCGAAAATGGCGCCGCGGCCCTTGCGCACAGCCCACTCGACTAGGTTCGCCTGGTAATCGAACAGGTGCCCGGGCAGGTCGACAGGATCGAATCCGCCCGAGTCTGCCAGTTGGGCGCGCTTGGCGAGGAACTCGGCGTAGTCAGTCACTGGCGTCGCCGTTCTCCAACGTGTCGATCACCTTGATCGCTTCGGCCTTCGTCAGCTCCTTACTGGACCCGATCTCCCGGCCGACCGCGGCGAACAGGAACCCGTGGGCGGTGTCGCGGGTGTCGAACCCTTGCTTGCGCAGCAGGATGGCCAGCTTCTTGAGCTGGGCGGCGGTGATGAGTTCGACGGCTTCGACGGTCTCGGGTTCCGGCTCGGGCTCGGGTGCGGGGGGTTCGTCGAGCAGCTCGTCGGTGTCGTCGGTCGGTGGCGGCGGCGGCTCGGCGGGCGCCTGGGCGGGCTCGGGTTCGTCGAGCAGCTCGTCGATGTCCGGGTCGGGCTGGGTGGCCTTCTTCGGTGCATCCGGCGGTTGGGTTGCCGCGGCCTGGGCGGGCTTCACCGCTCGTTTGCGTTGCACCGCGGCGCGCGCCGGCTTCGCCGCCTCGGGCTGCTCCGGGTCTCCGGCGGGGATCATGCCGTCGATGAGATCCTCGGCGATCACCGACCCGGCCAGCACGTCGGGGAACACCTGCCGGCACAGCCGGGAGGTGGCTCGGGCGAGCAGTTTGTCGGCCGGATAGTTGCCGAGGTTGATTCCGGCTTTCTTGGCCTGCTCAACGGTGAAGGTGGCGCGGGACGGCTCGGACTCCCCGCGGCGGGTGCCTTCGAGGATGCAGCGGCTGTCGGTGTTCTCCACCACCCGCAGCTTGTGACCGGCCTGGAGGATGCGGCGGCGCATGAACTCCGCGTAGTAGCCGACGCGGCCGTGGACGACGTACACCGAGCCCAGGGCGTCAAACGGGTCGAGGCCGAGTTCGCGGCCCTTCATGATGGCGGCGGCGACGTCGGCGGTCTTGCCCATCATCTCTTTCGGCACGAACGGGGTCTTGGACAGTGCTTCGGAGACGCGGTAGACGTCGGCGAACTCCTGCGCCCAGTTCTTGAGGTCGATGCCGCGCCGGGCGGGTGCCGGGGCGATGTCGGGCAGCATGGCGTCGAGGCCGCTGTAGTGGTCGAGTTCGGTCATGCGCTGGCCTCCTCCCAGACGATGCGGGCGGTGGCGGTGCGCGCGGTGTCCGGCGGGCGAATCCCGTTGAGCACCA